AGCCTGCCGCGCGGTGGCTCGACCTGATGCGAATTGTTAACACCATCAGCATTACAGGTGGCCTTTGTGAGGGCCATCGATAATGCATTGTGCCAACGATGGCACAGTAGTATTCAATTTTATTATTGGAAGTAATTTCTTATTGTGAATGCATCTGATGTAAAACGAACTACAGATCAGATGATGTTTGAGCTTAATGATCATAAGGCTCTGGCATTGAAAAAACATGTCTAATAAGGAAAAGGTGTTTTTTTACTGTGCTTTTATTGCCTGGTTATTTAAGTTCCAATGGAAAACTCACATTAAGGATTTTTGTATGAAACTATCTGTTTATAAAGATGCAGTGAACCTTGTTGTTGGTGGGGTGACGACAAATCTTCCCAATGGGATTATTAATGTTGGCTCTGATTTTTCAAAACAAAAAGCGTTTCATGAAGATGAACGTGTTTATCGCTCCAAAACAACAGTTGAGTTAATTAGTAAGTATGGCGATGAGATCCCTGCTTTCCCAGATACTCATATCTCTGCCAGCTTGCGTTACTTGCCAATGGATGCGGAAGATAATCCACTGCCATATTCATTAGCTGTTGTTAGCAGTAATATTTTTGAAAATGGTAAATCTCTTCCAGCGGCAACAGTAGAGCTTTGGGTGTTTGGTAAGGTTGCCAAGTTTTATTCTGTAGATCAGGGGTATATTATTGATCGAGCACCGGATACAAGTTTAGAGGTGTCGGTAAACTTTACCTGCTCTTTTCCAGATAGCATTTCGTAATAAAACGTGAAGCAAGAATGACTGAACCGCTCCGGCGGGTTTTTTTATTGAAAAATTAGGGTTAAAACAAGTCAGGATGAGAGTTGCTATCAATTTTCATGGGTCCTTCCTGGGGTTCAAAATACCGAGGGGCACCCACCGCGCAAAAAAACGCTATTTATGAGCATTTTCAGAGGTTGGTTGTTGTTTAGTTGTCACGGAAAATGAGGCAGGGGGCATGGCTGTTTTACTCAATAAAAAAGACATGGCCATCTCATTAGGAATATCAGTTCAAGCATTTGATAAATGGGGTGTTACCCCAGCAGAGAAACGTGGCCGAGAGGTGTTCTACGATGTCCGTTCTGTGCTGGAAAATCGTTTAGCTCATCAGGTGCGGAAACAACAACCAGATGATGATGGCGGGGTTGCTGGTGAGGAACGTCTACAAATCGCCAGGATCCGGCTGACAGAGGCTCAGGCAGAAGCACAGGAACTGAAAAACCAGAAAGAAAAAGGCCTGATCGTTGAGACGGCATTTTGTACGTTTGCTCTTTCTCGGGTGGCCGGAGAAATTGCCGGTATTTTGGATGGCATACCTTTAACCCTGCAACGGCGCTTCCCTGGTGTCGATCCCCGGCACCTGGACTATCTGAAGTCTACGTTGGCAAAAGCATGAATCGGACCGCCGTTGTGGGGGAACGAGTAGAGGTGTGGATGGATGAATATATCGAACAATCAGCTGACTAATCTGGGACGTGCCATTGCCGATGGTTTGCGTGTGTTGGTACGCCCGGTACCGATGACTGCGGTTGAATGGGCGAACGAATATTATTACTTGCCAAAAGAATCTTCTTATCAGGAAGGCCGTTGGGAAACGCTGCCATTCCAAGTGGCAATTATGAATGCGATGGGAAGCGATGATATTCGGGAGGTGAACCTGATTAAATCTGCGCGTGTCGGCTATTCGAAAATGCTTCTTGGGGTCGTTGCCTATTTCCTTCAGCACAAGCAACGCAACGGGTTGATGTGGCAGCCCACAGATGGCGATGCTGAAAATTTCATGAAATCACATGTCGAACCCACGATACGCGATGTGCCCAGCTTATTGGCAATGGCGCCGTGGTTTGGGAAGAAGAATCGTGACAACACACTTTCAATGAAGCGGTTTTCGAATGGAAGGGGCTTTTGGTGTTTAGGGGGAAAAGCGGCGAAAAACTATCGTGAAAAATCAGTCGATTTTGTTTCCTATGATGAGCTGGCTGCTTTTGATGAGGACATTGAAAAGGAAGGTTCTCCAACGTTCCTGGGTGATAAACGCATAGAAGGTGCAGTTTGGCCAAAGTCTATTCGAGGTTCGACACCAAAAATTCGGGGTATGTGTCAGATTGAACGCGCGGCAGGTGAGTCGGGGCATTTCATGCGTTTTTACGTTAAATGCCCACATTGCGGTTCGGAGCAATTTCTCAAATTTGGCGATCGGGAGACCCCTTATGGATTTAAGTGGGAGAGTGGAAAACCAGAGACGGTCTTTTACCTTTGCGAATTCAATGCGTGTGTCATTCAACAAAGTGAAATGAGTTTGGTGGGCGGACGATACATCTGTGCGGTATCTGGGGAGTACACAGTGGATGGATTACAGTGGTTTGACTCCAAGGGAGTGGAAATTCCCCCACCAGAATCAGTCTCTTTTCATATCTGGACGGCATACAGCCCGTTTACGACCTGGGTACAAATCGTTAAGGACTTTAGAAAGACGAAGGGCGACCCGGGCAAGCTGAAAACGTTCACTAACACGACGCTTGGCGAAACCTGGGCCGAGGAAGTGGGGGAGCGGCCGTTACCTGAAACCTTGCTCGAGCTGGCCGAACATTACCGGGCAGAAGTGCCCGATCGTGTGGTTTACCTCACCGCCGGCATTGACTCCCAGCTTGATCGTTATGAAATGCGTGTTTGGGGCTGGGCGCAGGAGAAGAGGCATTCCTGATCGACCGCGTGATTATCATGGGTCGGCACGATGAAGAGGAAACGTTGCTGCGTGTTGATGAGGCCATCAACAAACAGTACCAGTTAGCCGACGGCACGATCATGACCATTGGCCGCGTTTGCTGGGACTCTGGCGGTATCGATCCGGCGATTGTTTATAACCGTTCGAAAAAGCTGGGCCTCTTCCGGGTAATCCCGATCAAGGGAGCCAGTGTTTATGGGAAGCCTGTGGCCAACATGCCGCGAAAGAAAAACAGTCATGGCGTTTTTCTGACAGAAATCGGCACTGACGTCGCCAAAGAAGTCATTTACAGCCGCTACAAACTAGAACGTTCCGCTGATGGCTCCCCCGTTCCTGGGCTTATCCACTACCCGAATAATCCGGCGGTTTTCGACCTGGCCGAAGCCGAGCAGATGACGGCAGAGGAACTCATAGAAAAATATGAGAAAGGGAAAATTAAATTGCTCTGGGACGCCAAAAAACGCCGAAACGAAGCCCTCGACTGTTTTGTTTATGCCCTGGCGGCTTTGCGTATCAGCGTTTCGCGCTGGCAGCTGGATTTGGATGTGTTACTGGCCAGCCGCCAACAATCACCGTCCGGCCAGCAGGCCAGAAATAATAATGACTTGGCCGCCCTGGCGGCTCAATTGGGAGGATAACGTGGCGACACTGGCACAATTGGAAGAAGCCCGAAAAGCCTTACACGAACTGCTAACGGGTAAACGTGTGGCATCGATTCAAAAAGACGGGCGCGCCGTGACGTTCACCTCCGCCACGTTAAACGAGCTGCGCGCCTATATCTCCGATTTAGAGGTTCAACTGGGGTTAGCCAGTCGGCGCCGAGGTCCGGCGGGGTTCGGGGTATGAATAAAAATCCAACCTTACTTGGCCCGGATGGCGCTACGCCGCTGCGTGAGTACGCTGGTTATACCGGTGGCGGTGTGGGCTTTGGTGGCCAAATTGCCGGCTGGCAACCGTCGTCACAGAGCGTAGACGCCGCATTACTGCCGCAATTTGAGCGGGGGAACGCCCGGGCGGATGACCTGGTGCGAAATAACGGCTACGCAGCCAATGGCGTGCAGTTGCACCAGGATCATATCGTCGGCTCATTCTTTCGCCTTAGCTATCGGCCAAACTGGCGCTATCTCGGCATCGCTGAGGAAGAATCCCGGGCATTTTCTGACGAGGTAGAAGCGGCCTGGCGAGAGTACGCAGAGGACCCTGATTGTTGCCTGGACGTGGAGCGCAAACGAACCTTTACGATGATGATCCGTGAAGGCGTGGCGATGCACGCTTTTAACGGGGAAGTCTTTACCCAGCCTTGCTGGATCGTGCTCCGCATCGGCTGTTTCGAACACAGTTTAAAATGGTCAGCCCCAAACGTATCCGAAACGCACCTGGGGTACTCGATAGCAAAACGCAGCGGGCCGGTGTTTCGCTGGACAAATATGGCGCCGCCATTGGCTACAACGTGGTGGATGACAGCTATCCGAGCTGGGGCACCCGCCGTGTTTCCTATGTGCCCGTGAGCTGGCAAATGGTCGGCCGGCGATGATCCACATCTTTGAACCCCTGGAGGATGGCCAGACGCGTGGGGCTAACCGGTTTTACAGCGTGATGGAGCAAATGAAGATGCTCGATACGCTGCAGAACACGCAGCTGCAGAGTGCGATCGTTAAGGCGATGTATGCCGCAACCATTGAATCTGAGCTGGATACAGAAAAGGCGTTTGATTACATCCTGGGGGCGGGGAACGCGCAAGGCCAGGAACCCCCGATGAATAAATTCCTGCAGCAATACCTGATTTATTACCAGGCCGCGCAAGTGAAGTTTGGCGGTGCCAAAGTCCCGCACCTGTTCCCTGGGGACAAACTGGAACTGAAAACCGCGCAGAACGCGGATAACGGCTATTCAGTCTTTGAACAGTCGCTGCTCAGATACATCGCCGCCGGCCTGGGGGTGTCCTATGAACAGCTTTCCCGCGATTATTCGCAGGTGAGTTACTCCAGTGCCCGGGCATCGGCTAACGAATCCTGGCGTTATTTCCTCGGCCGCCGCAAGTTTATTGCGTCACGCCAGGCGAGCATGATGTTTTCCTGCTGGCTGGAAGAAGCCTTGATCCGTGGGGTGGTAAAAATGCCGTCCCGCGCCCGTTTCTCGTTCAGTGAGGCGCGATGCGCCTGGAGTAATTCAGAATGGATCGGCGCCGGCCGCATGGCCATTGATGGCCTGAAAGAGGTGCAGGAGTCCGTCATGTTGATAGAGGCGGGTTTAAGTACCTTTGAAAAGGAGTGCGGCAAGCTGGGCGAAGATTATCAGGACATTTTCCGCCAGCAGGTCCGGGAGGCAGAAGAACGCCAGGCCGCCGGCTTAACGCAGCCTGCGTGGGTGGCTGCAGCTTTTCAGGCTCAGCTGCAGAACTCAACACAAAACGAGGGAGGTCAGCGTGGATCAAGCGCGTAACTTGCCCCATATCGCCAGCATGGCACTCAATGAGCCGCTTTTATTAGAACCCGCCTATGCGCGGGTTTTCTTTTGCGCGTTGGGTAACGAGCTGGGCGTGGGGCGCCTGATTGATGGCACAACAAACACGGTCTTATCACCGCCGCAAATGACCGAATTAGCCGCGTCCTATGGGCCGGGGCGAGTGGCTGTCTCGGATAATGGTTATGACGTCCAAAACCGGATCGCCATTGTCCCGATATCAGGGACGTTGGTCAGCAAGTCCGGCTCTTTGCGTCCTTACTCAGGCATGACCGGCTACAACGGGATTGTTTCCAGGGTAACAGCGGCAGTTAACGATCCCGACGTTGATGGGGTTTTACTCGATATGGACACCCCGGGCGGGATGGTCGCCGGCGGATTTGATGCGGCCGACATTATCGCCCGCCTGCGTAATCAAAAGCCGATATGGTCATTGGCCAACGATATGAACTGCAGCGCCGGTCAGTTGCTGGCCAGCGCGTGCTCTCGGCGATTGGTCACGCAAACGGCTAAAACCGGCTCTATCGGCGTCCTGATGGCCCACAGTAATTACGCCGGCAATCTGGAGCAAGCGGGGTTGATATCACTCTGATTTATGCCGGTGCTCACAAGGTGGACGGGAATCCCTGGGAAGCCTTGCCAAAGGAAGTCCGGGCAACATTTCAGGCAAAAATGAACGCGATCCGGCAATCCTTTGCGGAAAAAGTATCGGGCTATACCGGTATTTCCGTTCAGGCGGTGCTCGATACCGAAGCGGCCGTGTATACCGGCCAGGAATCGATAGACGCAGGTCTGTCTGACGAACTGGTTATCAACACCGATGCGTTAGCGGTCATGCGTGAGGCTATCAGCAACTCAAAAGTAACCCGGTCTATAGGAGGCCAAATGTCAGTAAATCAAACCCAAACCGCAGCGGATACGCCAACAGGATCAGAAGTGGCTACAGCACAAACGGTAGCGGATCCGGCAGCGGCTCAGCCCGCAGGAAATGTAACAGCGGCCGTTAATGATGCCATTCAGGCCGAAAATGCCCGCATCATGGGGATTTTAGATTGTGATGAAGCCAAAGGCCGTGGCGCTTCCGCGCGTGCCCTGGCAGCTACGCCAGGCATGACGGTAGAAAATGCCCAGCGCATTCTTGCCAGTATGCCGGAAAGCGCTCAGGTGCGGACTGAAACGGGACTTGATCGCCTGATGGCCGATTCTCCCGAAGCGCTGGGGCAAGTGGCTACGGCCAAGACCGATATTGACGATTTAATGAACACCCCGGTGTAAGGAATCCAAGAATGGTAAATCAAGAAGAGTTTAAGCACTTCCAGCCCCTTGGCGGTAGCGATGCGGCACATACGGCGACCGGTATCAGTGGCCTTACTGCTGCAACGCCGGCATTCACTCCCCTGATGCTTAAAGAAGACAATAAACTGGTGGCGTGGGATGGTGCAAAAGCGGGAACTGCAGTCGCAATTTTGGCACTGACTACTGATGGCTCTCAGCCTAAAATCACCTACTACAAATCGGGTACATTCCGGGTGGATGATGTGCAATGGCCAGAAGCTGCGGCTACCGATGAACTGAAATTTAACGCCTTTGTTGGCTCGGCTATCAGCGTTAACTAATAGCTCCCGATCACCACTTTATAACCGCGCCTGGCGCGGTTTTTTTATGAGGAAAACTCATGTCCCAATCCATGTACTCGACGAGCAAATTGATCGCCGTCACTGAGACAAAATTCAAGTTTGACCCGCTGTTTCTGCGTATTTTCTACCGTGAAAGCTACGAATTTGATAGTGAAACTGTAGACCTGGCCAAGATCCCCGGCGAGGTCGCAATGGCGGTTTATATCTCTCCAACGGTTGAGGGTAAAGTGCTGCGTTCACGTGGCGGCCTGACCACGCAATTTAAGCCGGGCTACGTTAAGCCAAAGCACGAAGTTAACCCGCAAATGGTGCTGCGTCGTCTGCCAGATGAAGATCCGGAGCAGTTGAAAGATCCCGCTTATCGTCGTAATCGCATCATCCTGCAGAACCTGAAAGATGAAGAATTGGCTATCGCCAGGTTGAAGAAAAACAGGCTGTCGATGCGGTGATCAGTGGCAAATACATCATGACCGGCGAAGCGTTCGAAGAGGTCGAAGTAGACCTGCAGCGCGACCCGGCCAACAACATCACGCAGGCTGGCGCCGGTCGCTGGTCTACCCAGGACAAGGAAACCTACGACCCGACCGGAGATCTGGAGGAGTACGCGCTCAATGCGTCCGGGATTGTCAATCTGGTTGTGATGGATCCTAAAGCCTGGTCTCTCTTCCAGTCTTTCAAAGCTGTGCAGAAAAAGCTCGATACCCGCCGGGGATCTGTGGCTTACCTGGAAACCGCGCTAAAGGATTTGGGCAAAGCGGTATCGGTTAAGGGCATGTATGGCGATGTAGCCATCGTGGTTTACGTTGGCCAGTATATCGACCCTAAGACCCAGAAAAAAACCAACTACATGCCTGAAAACACCTTTGTGATGGGTAATAACGAGGCGCGGGGTATCCGAACCTATGGCGCGATTCAGGATGTTGAGGCGCTGAACGAAGGCATTACCAAGGCTCGCCGTTATCCAAAAAACTGGATTCAAACGGGCGATCCGGCGCGCGAATACACCATGACGCAAACCGCGCCGTTGATGCTATTGGCTGATGCTAATGAATTTGTGGTGGTGAAAGTCGCTTAACCCATCCTGTAGGGCTACGGCCCCTTTTCCCCTGCTTTAGAGAGAGGACACAATGGCTGCTAAAGACGAGTTGATCGCCAAGCTGGGCGAGTTGGGCAAGGTGCTGGGCCGTGAACTGAGCACGGAAGGAACTATCGCAGATTTGCAACTGCGTATCCGCGAAGCCGAAGAAGAAATCGAAGCCCTGCAGGACGACGGCGCCGGCACCGGCACAGAAGGGGACACCGGCGGGGCGTCTGGTTCCGGTTCGTTGCTGCAGACGACCACCGAACAACGCCAGCCAAGGGCGCCAAAATCAGAAGTTGATAATGAGTGGGTAACGGTCCGCGTGCTGACGACGTTGCACATCAACGCATTGCATGAAACGCGCAATCAACCGGTGAAAATGGCGTATGCCGGCGATACGGTCCGCGTTCTGGAGTCGGACGTGGACGAGCTGGAAGACGCTGGCTACGTTACAGAGCTTTAAGGGGGCGGCATGGATGGGTTCGATAACCTTTTTGATGAGGCTCTTTTCGATGTTGACAGCCGAATTATTGAGGCGATGGGCAGGGAAATGGTGGTGTTTATCAATGAATCGCCGACGCCTGTCCGTGCCGTTTTTGATGAGCCTGCCGCTGATACCTCCCTGCCTTATGGCGCCGCCACGGTCCAGGACGTTGCCCCTCGGTTATTTGTTAAAACGGCGCTGATTGCAGGCCTGAAACCTAAAGATCGGGTGGAGATTGGCGCGGAGGCCTTTTGGGTGGTGAAGGTCGGCCCGGACGACACAGGAACCTGTGTTGTTACATTGGCGCGCGGAGTGCCAGGTAGGTCCGCGCCGGCGATCGACACATGGAGTAAATGATATGGCCCGAGAAAGTCGTTTGCGCCGAAACTTGCCGATTGATATCGATCTGCAGGTGCTGCAAAAAATAGCTGTCGCTGTCGGCGCCAATCATAAGCAGTATCGCTATGCCTATACCCGGGCATTAAAGCGCACATTGACAAAGTCTCTCAGGTCGGCCCGGGGTGACTTCAAGGCAGGTGTCGCTCCCCGGGACATGAAAATGATGGAGAGACGCGTGGTGTCTTTCCAGGGTTCCCGAGGGACGATCACCGACGCCAGCAATAAACTGGGTGAGGGCAAAATCTGGTTTGGTCTGAATGCTATCAAGGTGAAGGACCTCAAAGGCAGGGTAAAAGGCCAGGCGCGGCCTCATCATGACCGACGCGATCCGCAGTCTGGCCGGTTTATTGCCGCCCGTCGCCGAAAGTTGAACGAGGTTGGATTTGAACCTAAAGGCGCTTTGTTGTCAGCGATGAACTTCCCAAACGGTGAGGTTGCCCGGTCAAAAAGGGAAGGTCGGCGCACGGTATTAATCCGTGATCCGCAAACACGCCGCGCTCGTGAGGCGGAAATCGAAATTTACGCAGCCATTCTGGATCACATCGAGGATTACGCGTTTCCTGATATGACTGCGAAATTTTATCGCGAGTTCGAGAATGACCTAAAAGGCCGAATTAAGGCCAGGCTGAACCTTGATGGCCGGAGAATGTAAATGCCTACACCGATTTTAATGGCTCATTATCACGAGGCTGTTTTATCTGCGCTTCGTGAAATTTCCTGGGTCACTGATGCAGATGATTACCCGGAAACGGTGACGCAACTGACCACGCCTGCCGTGTATTTTTCCATTATTGGCTGGAAGAATGTCCCCAGTGGTGACGGTCAGTTGCGCGTAGAGTTCGAGCATGACCTATTTGTTGTCGTTGACCGCTCGGCGACCACCGCCATTTCAAAACCGCAGATATATGTTCGCACGGCCGCTGCTGATCTTAGCCAATGGATCCAGGGTAAAACGTTTGGGCTTGAAGGGCTGGAGCCGGCGCAGTTTGTCAGTGCCGACCCTGACGAGTTTGATCCGGAAATGGCGGCTTACATCGTGTGGCGTATTACCTTCACCCAGGTAGCCGCGTTGGGCGAGGATCCGTTTGAATCGAAAGCCGGGCCATTGAAAAAGGTCTTTCTGGGCAAGGCGCCAAACATCGGCCGCGCGCACGTTGACGATTATCGCCTGATTTACGAGAAAAAAGAGGCGCCGGCGATGAGTGATGACGTGTTATCAGACCTGCAGCGCCGAGTGGCCAACATAGTCCGCCGAGGAGTTATTCATTCGGTAAAACACGGCCCGCAGCCATTTTGTCGGGTGGATATTGGCGAGAATATTACAACCTGGCTCCCGTTATGCCAGGGCTTCGCCGGCGCCCATCGCAGTGACTCAAACCCCTGCGCAGTGGCGATCCGGTGACGGTGCTCTCAGAAAGCGGGGAGCTGAATAACGGCCGCGTTTTCCCTGGCTGGAATACCGGCGCCATGCCGGCACCAGAAGGCAGCGACGAGGAACACATCACGCGATTCAGCGACGGCGCCGAGTTTCGTTACAACCGCGAAGCCCACGCCTTTAAGCTGACGCTACCGGAGGGCGGCACCTATGAAATTATCGGCAAAGGGACGTTTCGCGGGCCGGTAGAAATAACGGACACGCTGACGGTGAAAGGCAAAACGGAACTGCAGGCAGACACTGCCGTTACCGGCGACCTGTCCGCCACGGGGGATATTTCCGACGGCAAAAGCACGCTGGACCGTATCCGGGAAATTTTCAACATGCACACCCATCCCGATCCCCACGGTGGGAACACCGAGAAACCGAACAACCAAATGTAACCCGCTCCGGCGGGTTTTTTATGGGGGCACTATGCAGGGAGTTAATGCGGCCAGCGGCAAGCGCCTGGCCGGGACAGCGCACCTGCGCCAGTCCGTCTTTGACATTCTGACAACGCCGATCGGTAGTCGCGTTTTAATTCGAGATTACGGGAGCCGCCTGTTAGACCTGGTGGACAATCCCCAGGACGAAAGCACACGCGTGCATATCATCGCAGCGACTGCCGGCGCCCTGGCTCGCTGGGAGCCACGCCTGCAGGTTAAATCGGTGACGGTGCAGTTTGCAGGCGCCGGGCAATTTGACCTGACGATTTACGGCATCAACACAGAAACGGGCTACCGGATCATCCTGGAGGAGCTAACGATAAATGGCGACCAATTCCGCAACGATTAACCTGTCTGAGCTGCCTGTGCCCGATGCGGTAAAGATACCCGATCCGGCGCTGATTTTTGCCGGCTGGCTGGCGCGGCTCCGTGAGCTGGACCCGGTTTATGATGCCTTGCTGGAGTCTGACCCCGTTTTTAAACAAGGGGAAGTCCTGGCGTATCACTCAACGCTGATCCGCCAGGGTATGAATGACTCCATTCGGGCTGTATTGCTGGCCAGCGCGAAAGGGAATGACCTTGACCAGATCGGCGCCAACTTTGATGTGGAGCGGCTGCTGATAAAGCCCGGGGATCCGAGTGCGGTCCCGCCGGTTGAACCGGTATACGAAGATGATGAGGCATTTCGGACCCGAATACAGCTGGCGTGGTCCCGATTAAGTACCGCCGGCGCTGAAAATGCGTATACGTTTTTTGCCGCGTCTGCCGATCCCGATGTGCTCGACGTCCGCGCATACGGCCCTGAAGATCACCAGCTTCTCGGCGAGGTCTATCTCTATGTGTTGTCCCGCACCAACGGGGGGATCCCTTCGGCCGAGGTGCTGAAGAAGGTCGCCGAGGCGGTCAATAAAAAAGAGGTTCGGCCGCTGACCGATTTTGTCACGGTAAAGCCGGCGGAACTGGTGGATTTTGAAGTGACCGCAGATATCCAGATCCCCTACGGCCCGGACACTGACACGGTGATGAAAGCGGCGGAGGATGCGCTGGACAAGTACCTGGCCATTGTTCACCGCCTCGGCCGGCTGGTTTCGCGTTCGGCCATAGACCGTGCCTTACATCAGCCCGGGATAGTGACGGTAAAGCTGCTTTCACCTGCTGCAGATATCAGCATGGCAATGGGGCAGGCGCCGCGATGCTCAAAAGTCACGCTGCGTAAGGTGATCATCAATGCCGAATAAATTTAAAACCCTCCTCCCGCCCAATGCCATTCCGGCAGAGCGCGCGCTTGAGCAGGCGACAATTGAAGAGGTGCTCTCTATCCCGGACCTGATCCGGATAGTGAAAAACCCGGCGTTATGTCCCGTTGAACTGCTGCCGTGGCTGGCGTGGGAGTTCAGCGTAGACACCTGGAACACGGATTGGACGGAGGCGGAGAAACGGGCGGCTATTGCCCGTGCTGCCTATATCCATCGGCATAGAGGTACGCGGGCGGCGATCGAAATGTCGTTGTCCTCCTCGCCGTTCGCCAGCGATGTTATCGAGTGGTTTGAAAAGACGCCACGGGGGGAGCCTTACACGTTCTCTCTTGAGGTGACGCAGGACGACCGGCCGATCACGTTGGGCGATGTGCAGGACCTGAAAAGCGCGGTGATGAAAGGTAAGAATTTGCGCTCCTGGTTCGATGTGACATTTAAGGGGAACCTGGACGGTAAGGCGATTTTAGCCGGCTACATGATTGCGTCGGAGTCTATCCAGATTTTGCAGCCGTTTGAATTTATCGGTGTGCATATCAATGGCTGGATGACGTCAAATTTTACCCCGACGACATCATTTAAGGGCGCAACCTATACCCTCTCGGCGCAAGGCAATTTTGGCCTGATAACCTGGCGGGCGGATGGCCCGGCTACGGTGGCGTCTGACGGAACGGTAACCATTACGGGTCCGGGGAAAGTGTCAATCATTGCAACTGACGCCAAAGGCCGCGAACTGGTACACACGATTAATCCGCGTCTTTATCTCATACCAACCCCCGAGCGTATGTATCAGGCCGATATGCCTGCTTTTCTGGCGTCGAACAACGGCCGCTGGCCACATGAAAAAGAGTTATCGCTAAAGAGCAACGAATTTGCTCCGCGAGGTAATGGTGCGCTGTGGAACGAGTGGGGAAACATGGTGGTGTATGGATGGCTGCAAGATAACACAGACCGGCATTTGTATGTCACAGACACCCCGGGAAGACCAAATCCAGAGAGTACCCGGTGGGCCATTATTTTGCAGTATGGCCGAGGGAAAAATCTGGGGCTGACTAACCCGGACAGATATTGCACGGCCGCCGTAATTGAACTGGAGAGTGAATAATGGCAGCAGGATTAATTTTAACCGCCGTCGGGGCCGAGGCGATAGAGGCGGCCTATCAGGCCGGTGAGGTGGTCACTATCCCGATCGTCGCGTTCGGTGATGGTGGCGGGGCCTCTGTGACCCCTGACCCTGCCGTAACCAAACTGGTCAATAAATTTGGGGATGTACCCTTTACGCAGGGCGAGTCGGGTAGCGGCATGATTGCCGGCCAGGCGGTGATTAACGCCCGTAAGCACCCGGGTAAAGTAGTCCGGGAGTTTGGCTGATGAGTAGCGCCGGCGTTCTGATTGCCTATGGCGCCTATCCAGACACCTACTTACCGGAACAAAATGACTCGATCGTAAAAGAGCTGGTGGTGAACTTTGCTATGCCGCTGGTACATGCCGAAAGCGTGGTGCTCGAGATTGACCCCAATATTTCGGTGCTGACCATCGAGGAGGCCGACGGCCGTTATCTGCAGATAAAAAACGCCCTGTCGGAAATTGCCGTTGCCGGGCCGGTTGCTCAGGCGCTCGCTCGGGGGTATTTGGACATTCGCAGTAAGACCGAGTCGGATGAGCATTTTTTGCTTAAAGAGGGTGATACCGCCACTGGGCAAATCATTGCCCCTACGTTTGCCAGCACACCCGAGGCAATGCCGCCCGGCGCGGGTTCTTATGCTGACCAGCTGAGCACCCAGGCTCCATTTTTCCAGCCTAACTGGCAGTGGTCGGTGAATTCTGGCGGTATTTTTGTACCCGTTGCCAAGGGAACGTCAACCCGCAAGGGGCAAGGCTACCCGGCTGCAGTCAGCTACGGCTACCTGATGCCCGCAAATAACGAACACGCGCACCCTACGATCCATGTACGTGGTGATAGTGATGTGGATTGTGCCTGGGACTTCAACCCGTACAACGGCAACATTAAAAGTAAAGCGGGTACGTTTGCCACGCAGGAGTGGGTCAACAACGCGGTGCACACCAACGAGCTGCATGTCGGTGAGGCTCAGATGGTGCAGGACGGCAATATTTGGGGGACTCGCTGGAACCCAAACGGCGGCTGGTTATGGGACGCCATTCTGGCTCAAATTCAGAACGTTGGCGATATGTCGGTCGATGGTAATCAGTGGTGGGCGCGCCTCAATCTGAACGGTGGGGCGCTGATTATGCAGGGAGGCTTTTTCGAAGGCCAGCGGGCTGACGATGGCGTGATAGAACGCGTTCCCCTGAATATTTCGGTTCCCAACCGCTTGTTGGGCGTCTGGACGATAGTTCGAAACTATGCGCAGGGATTTGAGACGACCTGGAGTGCGCAGGTGCAGGATCTGGCTGGCGCGCGCGATGCGTTTAATTGGTTGCATGGCACAAAAGAGCGAATGATTTACTGGATAGCGGTGGGGCATTAATCATGGGGAAATACAAATTTAGCGCCACAACAACCGGGTTTTACCCTGTTGGCCTGCTTGAGCACTATGAGAATGCGGGGACGTTGCCGGCTGACCTGGTTGACGTTGCCGACGATGTTTACATCGAATTCACTGGCCCTATTCCAGAGGGAAAAGTGCGTGGCAGCAACAAAAAAGGGCATCCGGTATGGGTTCCGGCTCCACAACCGACGCCGGAGCAACTGCGCCGACAGGCGGCTTATCAAAAACAACAGGGGCTTGCCGAGGCGGAAGCGATCATCGTGCCGCTGGCGCGTGCCGTAAAACTCAATATGGCCACCGATGAGGAAAAGGTAAAGCTCGAAGCCTGGGAGCGCTACAGCGTGTTGTTGAGTCGCTTTAACCCGGATGATACCCCCACACGCAAACCGCCAGAAAAACCGATTTTCCCCCTCCCTTGACCGCCGCCGGCGGTTTTTTTATGCCTGGAGATAACAATGGCAGAATTACATGGTGTTGAAACGATAGAGCTGAATAGCGGAACTGTTGCTGTGACGACGATTCAGACCGCGATTATCGGCCTGGTGGGAACGGCGCCTAACGCGTCGAAAGGCTCGCCGGCCAGTGTGACGACCGGGACGCCGTTACTGGATAACGAGCTGGTATTCAAAGCGGTAGACCCTGGCCGCCAGGGTAATCAGTACCGTGTTGAGGCTGTTGCCGGCGCCGCCGGCGTGAAAACCTCGGCCAGCTATGCGGCCGGCGTGCTATCGATCATCTTGGCTGCAGATGATAAAGGCGCTGTGACTGCGACGACGGCCGACGTGGTGACAGCGGTGAATGCCGTGGCCGATAGCAAAATCAAGACCGAAGAAACGACGGCGGCGGGGATTGTGGCGCCATTCACTGCCCTGTTAACCGGCGGGACCGATGAGCCGTTTCCTGTCAATACGCCTGTTGCCGTCATTGGGGGCACTCAACTCAGCGCCCTCGGTGCTGGTGGTACGCTGGGCGAGGCGATCACGGATATCACCGATCAAACGAACGCGCTGATCATTGTCGTGCGAGCGGCGGATGACGCGGAGGGTAAAGCCGCTGCGGTGCTGAGCACGGAAAAAGGCGCGAAGTTAACGACCGAAGACGGAGCGAAATTGCTCACTGAACAGAAATTTTCGGTGGATCCAGATGTGCGGGCCAACCTGATCGCCGCAATGGCCGCCTGGTCGCAAAGTGAATCAATCACCGGCTACCGTCCGCGCATTTTGATTGCCCCGGGGTTTAGTGAAGATGACGTGATCGGGAAGGCGCTGGAGACGGCCGCAAACAAATTGCGCGCGGTGGCTTATGTTGATTGTGAGTCGATGGCCACGCCGCAAGAGGTTGTGACCCGCCGCCAGATGTACGGCGCACGGTTGAGCTGTTACGCCCCCGCGTCTCGAAAGTGAAGGCCAACGGTGAGATCGCGTTTCGCCCTTACTCCGCCTGTGCGGCCGGCCTGCGCGCCAAAATCGACCTGGAAAAGGGCTGGTGGTGGAGTAAGTCGAATCAGCCGATCGCCAATATTCTCGGCGTTGAACAGGTTGACGAGTTTATTCTCGGCGATCGCAACTGCCAGGCTAACCTCCTGAATATGGAAAACGTCACAACCATTATCCGCCGTGACGGTTTTCGCCATTGGGGGAACCGCCTTTGCATCAAGGATCCGCAATGGCAATTTGAGTCTGTGCGCCGAACGGCTGACGTCATCGAGGACAGCATTCAGGAGACGGTATTGCTGTACGTCGATCGCCCGCTGGATCTCGAAAACATCGATGACATCCTGGGCACGATTAACTCCTACATGCGCACATTGACCAAACTCAAGGCCATTTTTGGCGGGCGCGCCTGGCTGGATGAGGAGTTGAACACAGCCGAAACCCTGGCGGCCGGCGAAGTCTATATCGATTACGATTTTGGGCCGAAGTCGCCGACCGAGCGGATCACGATGCGGGTCCGCATTAACAACAAATATGCTGTAGAGGAGCTGGGGACTGTATGAGCCAACAAACAACGTTAAGGGCCTGGACGTTTTTCGCCGGCGGTTTCCGCATTCATGGCGCGCATGAGTATACGCCGCCGGAACTGTCGATCGTTAAAACGGACCTGCGCACCGGCGCGCAGGACGCACCGACGCCGATGGATGACGGCATGGAGGCGCTCACTTGCCAAATCAAGTTTTACGGCATCGATGCGGACATGTTGTCCCGCTTTGGTTTTGTGACGGGCAACCGTAACCGTTTTGCGGCTTACGAGGGCTATCTCAGCAACGGCGGGGCGCTGGGGTCGATTGACGAGATTGAGGGCTTTGTCTCGAAGATCACCCCTGACGCCCGCGACAATCAAACGCTGTCTGAGAAGGCGACAACGGTCGAAATCGCGATCAACTACTACAAGCAGACCCTTGAAGGCCGCGAGCTGTTCGAAATCGACACAGAGCGCTTTATTCGCCGCGTGAACGGCGTGGATCAGCTGCGCGGTATCGCCGCCAAAATCCGCCTTTAAACCTTTCCTTATCGCTGACAAGCGGCCTCCGGGCCGCTTTTTTATTGGAGTTTTTTATGAGCTATCCAGCCAATACCAAAGAGATCAAGTTTTACTCCCCGCTGACCCTCGAAAACGGCAGCCAGTTAACTAGTGTGCTCATGCGGGAGCCTCTGGTGCGTGACCGTATTGAGTTCTCCCGGATGAAAGGGAATGACCTGGAGAATGAAGTGGCCATGATCGCCAACCTCTGCAATATGAACGTTGCTGACGTTGAGCGCCTGACTTCAGCGGACTTCTCCCAGCTTGAGGACATGTTTAACGATTTTTTGCTGCCGCCCGACAAGCGAGAGAAATCGACATCCAGCGAGGGCTAAGGCTCCTGGGGCGCCGGCTGCATTACACGCTGGGCGACTGGCTGAACATGCCATTCAGCGTGTTTAGCGATTTTCTGGTGCTTGAAGTGGAGATAATCAATCGTGGCCGGACTTAGCCAGAAATTAAAGGCCGTCATCAGTTTCGGCGGCAATATCGACTCCTCCTGGGGCCGTTCTACGGACGGCCTGAAAAAGGGACTGATTGCGGTAGAAAAACAGTCTGAAAAGCTGGGCAAGCAGCAGAAGGCGCTTGCGCTGGAAATGAAAAAGGCGAAGTTAGCCGGGAAAGATATCTCCGGGTTGAAACGCGACTATGCCAGCGTGACGCGCGAGATTAAAAAAGCGGATGCCGCGCAGGACGCCTTTAATCACAAATTGCTGCGCAAAGAGCGCCTGCGCCGCTTCGGTGCCGGTGCAAAAACGGCAGCAGGGCGAACGCTGAAAGCGGGGATCGGGATGACCCTCGGCGGCGGGGCGCTGGCTGCCGCTGCCGGCGCGATCCTTTCCCCTGTGAACATGAATGCCCGGACCGCTGAAGCCGTTGGCAAAGCGAAAACCTACGGGGTCGGCATCGAGACGTATAACGCGTGGGACAGCTTCGGGAAGCAAATGGGGCTGAACGGTGAAAACTTCGGGGACCTCCTCGAGGAGCTGAAGAACAAAGCCGGCGAATATAAGGCGACCGGGGAGCAATCCTCGCTTAACGATGCTTTCAAGATGCTGAAATTTGGCGCCGGCGACTTTGCCGGCCTGACCAATGAGCAGCAGTTTGAGAAGATCATGGAGCGCGCGCTAACACACAAGGACGAGCAGGAAGCGGCGTCCGCCGTCGATATGCTGATGGGCGGTGAGGCGAACAAAATCCTGACGTACATGCGCCTGACCGGCAAGAGTTACAAAGAGCTGATGGATCAGCAGAAGCGTTACAACCTGGTGACGAAGGAAGGCGCAGATGGCGCCATTCGCGGCAATATCGCGTTTAGCAATCTGCGCAGCGTGTGGGGATCGGCCGTTGAGGAAATCGCCGGCAAGCTGGGCGGGTCATTGGCGCCAAAAGTGACGCAGCTGGCGGACGAGCTTTCCGCCTGGTTCAAAAATGGCGGTATAGAAATTATCTCCACCACGATCAGGAATAAATGGATCCCGAACCTGGTGGAGTTCGCCAACGGCATCATGACCGTCACAAAGCTGTTTTTGGCCATTGCCAGAAAATTAGCCTGGCTGTTACCTGATGAGCAGAGCGACAAAAAAGCCATCGTGCGCTCTCTCGGTAAAGGGGACATCGAGGGTGCGCGTGATTTTGCCCAAACGCGGGGCCAGTCTGCCTGGCTGGAATCCATTTTGAAGGACCCGGAGAAGCAGAAGGCCCTGCAGGGGATTTACCGCGATACGCAATATTCACTGTCCAGCGAGCGGTTTATGAGTCCTGGCGCGTATTGGGATAAAGCCGACGATCGGATGCTGGCGGCAATCGGTGAAACGGATAAGGGGGATGATCCGTTAGATGGCGCGTTTGCTTTCCTTTCCTCGCTGACCAATCAGGGCGCCGCCGGCGACAAGCCCACGATGACGGACAATCGCCGGCAAGAGGTGAATATGACGGTGATCGCTCAACCTGGCCAGGATGCGCAGGCCGTGGCGGATAGCGCGGTTGCGTCAATTAAGAACACAAATGTGTTCAACGGCAATAATGCGATGTATGACCCTGCGGAGGCCTGGTAATGGTGGACATTATTGGCACGATCACCGGCGCCTACTCAGCACGGCCGCCGGCAGACAGCGCCAGCATAATGATGATGCTCGGCAATTTTGAATTTTCCATCGATACGGCGACATATAACCAGCTGACGCGTGAGGCACGTTGGCGCTGGAGTGAGCAGGAACGGATCGGTCGGCAGGACTTACTGCAGTACACAGGGAAATCGGCGCGGTCCGTCAAAATGGACGGAGAGGCGCACTCACAGTTTAGGAACGGTGTGGCCAGTATCGATGCGCTGTATGACCTGGCCGACAAGGCCGAGCCTCTGCAGTTGGTGAGCAGCGCCGGCGATGTATTGGCTGGTGGGTCATTACCGATTTTACCGACACGACGCCGGCGTTTCTGCCTGGCGGCGCTCCTCGCAAGAAAACCTACTCGATCACGATAAAACACTATGCCGACGAATTATCTAACCCGTGAGGGCGATGTGCTGGATGCCGTCTGTGCGGCTCACTACGGCACGGAGAACCTTTCCCAAACCGTTGTAACGGTTTTGGACGCAAATCGCGAACTGGCGGCCCTGGGGGCCGTCTATCCGGCGGGGATAGTCATCACCTTGCCAGACATTGAGACGCCGACGCCAGAATCGCCGATACAGCTATGGGATTAACCGATGCAACAAAAACAGCCGGCCGAATTTCGGCCAGAATTTCGCATAACTGCAGAGGGGCGAGATATCACCGCGATTCTGCGAGAAAACCTGGTTGATCTCAGCCTGACCGATAACGGTGGCGCCACTGGCAAGGCTGACGAGCTGCAGATCACCCTCCTGTCTGAAACCCTAAAACTACCGCCAAAGGCGCCCGCCTCCGGGTTTCCCTGGGATTCAATGGCCAACTGGTCGACAAGGGCTGGTTTGTTGTATCCGGCCGCGCCAGCAGCGGACCGCCGCGAAAAATCGTGCTGTATGCCACTGCCGCCCCTATGAATGCGCAAAAGCAACCCGGAGACGTACAGAGCCAGAAAAGCCGCAGCTGGGACGCTGTGACCCTCGGGGACATAGTGACGACGGTCGCAAAGGATAACGGACTGATCCCGAAGGTTGCCGAGCAGCTGGCCAGCATTGCGATCGAGCATATCGATCAGGTGCGAGAGTCTGACGCCGCGCTGATGACTCGCCTGGCGCGAACGTATAACGCGGTTAGCAAACCTGCCGGCGGCTATTGGCTATTCCTGGAACAAGGAGAGGCGACGACCGCGAGCGGGCGCCGGCTTACCAATGTGACGATCACCCGGGAGGCCCTGACATCATGGAGTTATTCAGATGGCCAGCGCGGCGCCACGACTGAAAAGCCAGCGAAGACGGCGGACGGCAAAGGCAAAAAGGGCAAGGTGAGCGTCGCATACTACGACGCCGCCGACGGCCGTACTAAAACGCAATCGCTTGAGCATAACGGGCCTGACCAGGCTAACCCGTTCACCCAACCGAGCAAGGCCCAGGCTGATAGCAGCGCCAAAGCCAAAATGACGAAGGCCAACCGCAACGAGCGGAGAATGACGCTGAGCGGCCCGGGACGGCCGCAGTACGTCCCGTTAACGGCAGAGACTCGGATAACAACAGCCGGTTTTGGTGAAGAGGAGGATCGCACCTGGTTAATTGAGTCCCTGGCGTTCTCGTTGAACAGCTCCGGCCTGACGATGGCGTTTAACCTGGTCACTGATATTAAGCCGCCTGCAGAGAGCAAAGCGAAAGCGGCGAAGAAAGAAAAAAAATCCGATGGTATTGGTTATTTTGACAATAAATCTGAGAGTAAGGGATAAGTCATGGGGCATTTAAAGCATGTTAAAACGTCGGCGCAGTTAAAAAAGGTGGATGCGGTGCAGTTGTTGCCTGAATTATCTCTACCGTTATCAAAACTCCCGCCGGTTGATATGCTCACCAGTGCGGCATTGATTCCTGTTGTTCAGGCGGGAGAAACGTGTACAGCAGTGATTGAACAAATCGCAGCGCTTATCCCTGCCGGTAAAGACGGTGCACCGGGAGAGGTTGGGCCTCAGGGTCCACAAGGTGAGAAAGGCGACAAGGGAGATGTAGGCCCAGCCGGGCCTGCAGGTAAAGATGGTGCTGACGGTTCTCCAGGAGAGAAAGGAGAAAAAGGCGATGCGGGTGAACGGGGACCGCAGGGTGAAAAAGGAGACTTATCCGGATTAACGCGTGCGGTTGATACTGTTAGCTGGCTATTTGAATGCTCCGATGATAAGGCGGCAGCACTTGCCAGTGGTCACTTTGGGGCTGGGGTGTATTGGAAATCGACGTATACGCTGCGAAAGGCCGATGCGGGTAATGTCAATATACCTATTCAGGTCAGAGCCAAGGAGATGCCTTGCCTGGAAGATGGGACATTGGTTCCCCATCAGGTGTTTGTCGGAGATGTAAAATCCAAAAACAATGCCACACCCACAGTCGAGGTCTGGTTGGTTTGTTCGTCGATGCCGACGCATACGATAAAGCTTACCGAAGGCACCATCACAAAAATGCAGCGAGGAAATGATCCCGGCGTGAGTTACGGCTTGCCTGAATACCCCATCGCTCCAGAGGGGGAGTCGACAATTTCCCCAGCGGGAACGATTACGTACTTTTATTAGCGGTAAATTATTAGCACGTAGTGCCACATATCGTACAACAGGCACTAATTCCCTTTGTTACTTCATGGTTATATTTTTAGTTTCGCCAATAATGGCATTAATAAAAATCAAGGAGTAATCCATGTTTGTAAAGAAATTAACGGTAGCGTCATTTGTGACGCTTAGCGTAATGAGTTCGTCTTGCTTCGCTGCTGACCAGGGGCACGGTAATATTAGCATGGTGGGGAGTATCATCAGTATTCCCTGTACTATATCGCCCGAAAGTGTAGACCAAACGGTTGGTCTGGGTCAGGTATTGGAGGCTGTTCTTGAACAAGAAGGGAAATCAACTCCCCGTGCTTTTGATATTAAACTGGAGAATTGTGAGGTCGGTGAAGGGAAAAGTGTTACCGTTACTTTTAATGGTGTTGTATCGACGCATAATGATAGCTTATTGGCCATTTCCGGCACAGCCAGCGGTGCAGGTATCGCTATCATTCATGATGACAGCGTAGTAAAACCTGGCGGAACAACAAAGGTAATCCCTCTCGTTAATGGTGATAACATGATCCATTTTTCTACCTATATCCAAGGTGAGAGTGGTAAAAATATCATTCCCGGTGATTTCACTACCGTCGCGAATTTCTCGCTAAATTACCTATAGTTGTACGAAGAAAGGAAAGGGGCGGTTAATCCGCCTCAATCAGTTTTCCCTGGTGTTGGTTATTTTAAATTTTAAAGACTCGAATAAACGCCGCTCGGATTATATTTCCGATTCTTGTCACCGTTCGCTTTAAAAGCGACGCTGGTTTGCACCTTTCACAGTAGGCCGGTTCGGCGTTAGCCCAACTAGTGGTTTCTGCTATCCATAACCCGCACGTTCTGCAGAACGTCATGTTGCACGCAGACATGAAATACCTCCCTGTAAAACCCATTTTTAGAATGCGGGTATGATTGACGGATTGCAAATGGGGGTTGCCGATCAATTAATCGCTAATTGATCGTTGAAAACGATCATTGCACTAGACGTGTTGCTCATGGGCCGGCGATGAAGTGAACTGACTGCTTGAGTATCGCGCCTTTGTGCTTGTTACAGGGCGGGGATGGGATGTGGGGCTGCGGGGTGATAGACAGACTATCGGGGCAGAAAGGCGGACAAAAAAGAACCCGACACTGCGGTCGGGTTTGCAGCATAGGTTATAAGAATCTTATGAAGGATTGCCCATTGGAACCTTCGATAAGCTTAACTGTCGGTGTGTTAAACAGCGTTTGCGTGCAGCAGTGGTGCACTGTAAGTACCGCGTCTTGAAGGTCGGAATTCGTTTCCAGTTGAGTAACGTTAAGCCCCAACTCTAACGCCCGCTCGGCGTGAATATGCCGAGAATGGTCTTTTGTGTCGTTGCGATTATTCAGACCTTTTACGATTTTTTGC